ATTAGGGTTTGTATTAGGGTTTGTATTAGGGTTTGTATTAGGGTTTGTATTAGGGTTTGTATTAGGGTTTGTATTAGGGTTTGTATTAGGGTTTGTATTAGGGTTTGTATTAGGGTTTGTATTAGGGCTGTTTCCCCCCTTCGTAATCTACGATGACCACTTCGCCGCGATCAACCATTGTCTTGAAGCATAGGTTGTCAATGTCTAGGCCGTGTATCAGCACCAGCTCGTCCCACAGCGTTTTTTCCGTTTTAGCAATCATGTTGAGGACATTGGTGTGGAATCCGAGGGCTACCTTCAGCGTAGCCTCTGCCGCGCTCTTATCGCGGCTAATTTCGTCGAACTGCCGTATTTGGGCCGGTGTCAGGGGGATACGGGTTGTTGGTGTGTAGCTCATGTTCTCTCCTCCGAGAATGTTGTTGGGTTGGTACTGTGAGTGATGGTGGCCGGATGCGATCCCGGCATATCTGTCAGGTTAGGTACCTGATCGTATCGGCTCGTCTATGCTCGTTCGCGGTTGTCCAGATATTTAAAGTATTGGCCTTCAACTTTATCTGCGTATCGCCTTCACCTTCACCTTCACCTTCACCTTCACCTTCACCTTCACCTTCACCTTCACCTTCACCTTCACCTTCACCTTCACCTTCACCTTCACCTTCACCTTCACCATCAAGAGAGCCTGCTGATCAAATTCCTATTAGAGGACAGGCTTACCCACTGGGGAATGTCCTTGCACAAGTCGTCAGTTCAACACGCTCACTTCATGGCCCGAGATATTGGGCGGGCGCGGGTACTATAGTTCCCTTAACCGCGGTATGGGTCAGCTATGGTCTGGCCCAAATGCAGTACCCCTTTCGTGAACGCCCCTAATCAGTGCGCAGTCTATAACCTATCACCCCAACTGCGCTTGGGGCTCTGAACGGTCGAGGTGGCCGCAATAGGTTTTAACTTTTCTCGCAATCTATAACCCATCAGCCCAACTGCGATTGGGCCTGAGAAATAGCGGGTCGTACAGGGGAGCTGCAGGCACGCTCAGAATAGGCTTTAGCGGTTTTACCGTTGGACTACCGTGTCTTCAAATCCGCTAGTCTTTCCGATAAAACCGTTGTGTAGCTTAACATAATACCCGCTTGTCGTGTCAAGAGCTTTTGTTGAGTATTTGAAATATCTGCAAATTTGGGCGACTGAATAAACTCCATCAGCTTTATCAACTTGTCGTCCAAAGCGTCACGCTCCTCGATCAACCTGACGTGGAACTCGGGCAGGTCGGTCGCGGCGGGTGCGGCGGGTGCGGCGGGTGCGGCGGGTGCGGCGGCGGGTAAGGGCTCTGGCTCACGTACGGGTTTGTTCGTCCCAAGCGCTTGGAGCTCGCGCACCTGCTCAGGCGTACGCGACTTCATGGGCTCCGTAAGAAATTGTGGCAACTCTTTGCGCGTGTCCGTCATTTGCGCCTCCGATCGGGCCTTTTGTCTTGGTGTGGGTGGTAAGGGCGTACGGTGGCTGCGGCTAGCGCTGTCACCAAAACCAAGTACCCCACCAACATCGCAAAAACGATCTGCATGTCCTTGGCGATGCCGCTCGTCAACTTTACGCCGACGGGTGCGGCCATGACAACAAGCGCGGTAATCAAAAAGCTGCTCTTATCGCCCATCGTCTGCGCAGCCTTTTCGCTTTGGAGTACACGGGCCTTTTGTAAGTGCTCATAGTGTCAGTGTCAGGGTGCTATTGTGGATCAGGGCTCTAATGGGCGCGCGGGGGGCGCATGTGCGCCGCTAACGGGCCGTTATCGGACAGCGCGTCTTCCAGCTTCGACACCGCCTCCAAAGTCTTGGAGGTCATCTTCACCCCCATCACGGCGCCGACCATGGCCGCGCGCATCTCATCGGCCTGTTCCTGCAAATGTGCATCAATCTCAGGATTCTGGTGACCGGGCAGGATTACCTTCACCCCTTCATCATCTGCAACAAACATTGCCAGGGCGAAAAACTTTCCGCTCTTGGCCAACTTCAGTGTCGTGTTGAGGGCGTCTACCACCGCTTGCTCGTAGACCTTCTCTTCTTTCGATTTGGTGGGGTGTTTATGCTTCGTCATTACCTTTTTGCCGTGAGAATGTTGATGGTATGTGTAGGGTGTCCCAAAACGATGTTTACTCAGTTTCGACCCCTTGCTAACAAAAGCGTTTTGGGACAAAGGGATTCTGGCACACGTTGCCTTTCTTGTCAAAGCAAATGCTACTGAAAATACTAAAAATTTTTTGAAAATTTTTCTGGTGATTTTTGCGGGTAACGTGGTGATTTTTGCGCGTTGGGGATAAAAATTTTCTGGTAAATTTTTTGCGCGTTGGGGATAAAAATTTTCTGGTAAATTTTTTGCGCGTTGGGGATAAAAATTTTCTGGTAAATTTTTTGCGCGTTGGGGATAAAAATTTTCTGGTAAATTTTTTCTAAAATATGTCTGCGAATCCGGATAGGGCGTTCTACTCGAGTGGGGTTCGAAATTGGCCCACCGGTCTCCCCCCTACCCCGTCCGAAAAAACCTTTCCTCCAGGAGCGCAGCGATCTTACCCGAAGGGTGAAATCAGATCACCGTCGCGCCAGCGACTCATTACTAAAAATCTAATCACCGTCGCTTTAGCGACTCATTACCAAAAAATATAAACACTCTCTTCCTCCAGGAGCGCAGCGATCTTACCCGAAGGGTGAAAATGTCAAACCTCTGACGTGTAACGCTAACAACCTTACAACAGCATGGCGGGGTTAGGTAGCGAGCGCTAGCGAGCGGCTCGATTTTTTTGGCGGCTTTTTGCCGCCTGCTGGTGGCTTTTTGCGGCGTGCTGCGCGCTCTGCGGCGTAGTCTTCGGCCTTTTTGCGCGGTTTTTTGTTCAATAGGCCGGGGGCGGGCGGTTTTCCGGTCGTCCGAAGGGCGATAACACGCCGCGTGGCTAAGTATTCGCGTTCGATTTGGCTTTTCGCTTCTCCCCCCGGCGGCGTCGTGAAGACAACACGCCACAAACCGTGCGCGCTTATCCAGTCGGCGCGATAACTTGCGCGCTTTTCTTGCGGCATTAATGCCGCTACCACGTGCAACTCTATCAAGTCTGGGGATACCAGCGAAAAAAAGCGCGGTTTTAACACTTCGCCGGCTTTGGGGCGCGCGGTGCGGTTTCCTGTCGGGTGCTCTATAAAGTCCATAGCTAAAAATCTAACAGATTCAGCGCGCTAACGTGCAGTTTTTCTGTGGGTTGGTCCACATAAAAGCCAACAGACAACAGAAAACAGACAACAGAAAACAGAAAACAGCGCACCGAAGGGATGAAAACAGACAACAGACAACAGAAAACAGACAACAGAAAACAGAAAACAGCGCACCGAAGAGATGAAAACAGACAACAGAAAACAGAAAACAGCGCACCGAAGGGATGAAAACAGACAACAGAAAACAGAAAACAGCGCACCGAAGGGATGAAAACAGACAACAGAAAACAGCGCACAGACGACAGCGCACAGACAACAGAAAACAGCGCACCGAAGAGATGAAAACAGCGCACCGAAGTCGCCGAAAAGCCACGCGCAAAAAACAACACGTTACCCAACGCGCAAAAAACAACACGTGGGCGGGATCCATCAACGCGCAAAAATCTACAAGTTGCCAGGGTGGCCGGGTCAGGCTGTCCGCATTATTTTACGTGGCCAATAAAAAAAGGGCTTTGTCCGATAGCGCAAAATTTAGCGGACAGCATTAAAACCCTTATATATCAATCCTTTTATAATCTTCTGTCCGTATACCAATAAAATAAAGGGGAATCTATACACAAACAAGATAGAAGTGTATACAGTAGCTTCGTATACACTATGTTATGCGTATACGCCCCCCGTATACACTACGTTATGCGTGTATATATACCTTTGCCGGATTTTATTGGTTTATCGGACAGAAACTAGAAAAAACGGCTAAAAGCGTATAAAAATCAATAGGTTGGAGCTGTCCAATAAAAAATAGTTACTTGGACAGTTTATATGCCAAAAAATAAAAGTATAGGGGAAACAATAACTTGGAGCTGTCCGCATTATTTCGCGCTATTGGACAGCCCCGCTAAGCCCGATAAAGTGTTAATGTATACGCTTTTAAATACCCAGAGAACGAAAACATGTCTAAAACATCCAGGTACTTAGTAAACTCCAGCGAATTCAACGCGCGCGCCTTTGGCCTAAGCTCGGCGGTCGGCATGGCTCAAGTAAAAACCGTATCGATGATAGCGCGGCTCAATATTTCCGCGACCATAGCCGCCAAAAAGTACAAAGCCTGCGCGAGGGTTGGTGGTGATGCGCATTTCAAGGCTTTAACTGATACCGTTTTGACTGTCCAAGCTCTCCACGGCGTCCTAACAGACCTCGAAGCCGTCGCCGATAGGCTTGTGCAAATAAAAGAAAAACAGCACCTAACACCAACGGCGCGCGCTGAGGCTGCTAAAGCGCCGCGCGTAAGCGCTCAAGTCTTCAGCGGATACAGTCACAAACCCAAAAGCGTTCGCGAGTTTTTAGAGATAAGCCCCGAGTTTGAAATTGATACAAAAACGAAACGCGATATTGAAGCGCCCCGCAAACGCGAAAAGAAACTAAAACAGGCCCAGCTATCGAAGCCAATAAAATCAATATCGCACGTTGATGCCGGCGCGGTTGATTTGTCGGACCTAGTTTAAAAACTACGCGCTGAGCGTTAAAAACGTAAAACTGTGAACCCGTTCACAAACGCTAACACCAAGCCCCGCTATAATTACCCCAAGTTAGTAAATAACGAAAAACATTTTTAAACCCGCCGCCGCCGCTGCCCGCCCTGGGCGCGCGGCCTCAACCCTGGGGGCTTTATGTCGATACACTGCCAAACCTGTATAGAATTTTATGACGCCATAGCCGCGCGCCTTAGCATTGAACTGTTGGGGGGCTTCTGATGAGCGCCGCCGAACTAAAAAACCGGCTCTTGATAATTGCCCTACGCGGCGCCGCTGAGGCGCGCCGGTCCCCGTTCTGGCGGCTTATTGACGCCATTGAATTTATTGACGCCACCGCCGGCAATTGGCACGGGGGCGCGCAATGAACGCCGCGCGCCACGCTTGGCGCTATGTGACGGGCTACATTTTTGTTAGTGGCCGCCGCTGGCAAGTAACACCCGCAAAATTTAACGGCTTTTTTCTGTACCTGCCGGCGCGCGCCAGATTGCCGCGCACCGTCAAACGCTAAAACACTAAACCACAAACCACAAAACAAGGGGCCTGAAATGAACACTCAAACCTCCAACAGCAACACCCAAAACACCGACGCGCCGCGCGCTGATTTTGTCGCCTGGAACACGGGGCGCCAATACACCGAGCAAGGCCAAAGATTGGCCGCGCGTATTGTCGGTGATGTCGTGCTTTTTGCCGATGTAGACCGCTGTATATACGGCGCGTTTGGCGCCGAGCACGCCGCGAAAATAATCGAGGCGGCCAAGGGGGGCCCCTGGGGGTTTAAATCCGCCGTGCTGTCCGCGTATGACGCCTGCGCCTATGTTTGGGAAGGGTTCGAGCACGACGAAGCGATGAGTGAAACCAAAACCGCCGCGATAACGCAGCATGTACCCGCGCCTGCCGACGCGCCTGCCGACGCGCCGCGCGTGTATCCTAGCCCTATTTTAGTCTGGATCGATGCCGACGGGCACCACTGCGCCGCGCAACTTACCGCCGCGCGCCGCGTGGCGTACTATGTCCGCCGCGCGCACAATCCGGACAGCTACGGCGCTGTTGAGCTTGATTTTTATCTATCGTCAGCCTTGGCCGTGCAATGGGGCGATATGTTTAATCCCGATGTTTTTGACGACATTTTGAAAAGCTACCGGGCCAAAGTTGAAAACCTCGGCGCGCTGTCCTGGATCGAAGGCCGCGAACTAAATGAAGCAGCGAGCGACCAGAACCCAGAACCCGAGCGTTTTTTGTCGGATGCTATCCGCTACCCAGAGCGCGTAGAGATAGACGACAAAACGCGGGCCGAAATAGTCGCCCTACTGGCAAACGTTGCAGGGGCGGTACAGTAGCCGCGCTTGATCGTGTTTTGCGCCGTCCTGAGCTTCTACGTAATTATGGGCTGTTTTCCCGGCTGACTATTCGCGGTCGGCACGGGGTTAGTTATTGCGCGGGCCAGGATTTCCCCCGGCGAAATTGCCGAGCTTCGCAAGCTGTTGATTAAATAGGGTGCTGTCATGTTGCAAAAAATAGACGTATGTAGTTCAGAATGGTGCGAAGACGCACCTGAAGCAATATTAATAGATACTGAGCAATTCAGAGGACTTATAGGTGGCGTCTCTCGGCGTCTTAAAGATATAGGCTTTGATTACGCGGTTAGGTGGTATCAGGGGGCCGATTTTACGGCGTTAGGCTGGGACGGGGAATTGATACCCGAAGATGATTTCCCCTATGGTTATCACCAGCATTTAAAAGTTTACGCAGACGGGGGAGCCAAATTACTTTGGGAGAATAAGCACGGTCCGCGGTGTAAATTTTGGATAGATTTTTGATAAAGGGGGACGCTATGAGGCATATAAGCTTAACGGGATACCACGCGGGGCGCCTATTGTGCGGACTGCCGCGCGGGTATCGCGAAACCAACGCGCCGGCGGGCGGGTACTTCTGCCGCTGGGTGTCGGTCCAACCTTTAGAGTTTTGCGCCGATAGCTTTATTGTCGGCATTGAACACCGCCACGACATATAGACCAGGGGGGCCGCTATGCTTTGGGAACAATACGCCGCCGGCAATTATATCCGGCTAAACATAACGCGCGATCAAGCGCACCACGCCACGCCGCGAGGCACCGACGCCGCCCCTATGTCGCAGAATTGGCCGCGCTGCCAAAGATAGCAAACAACTTGAAGCGATACCGCGCGCGGCGGTTGTTGAATACCTGGGCGAGTTTGGCGCGTGGGGCGACTTAACCGAAAACGAGGGCACCGACCAGGGCCGCGCCGAGAACACCGCGCGCCTTTTGTGGGGCGCGTGCTGCGACATTACCGAAGGGGAGTTTTAACCATGTTCAAGACTATACGGCAATACCAAACCGGCGACGGCAAAATACATCCGACCGATAAAGCCGCCGGCGAGCATGTTGAAGCTGTAATATATGACGCGATACAGCGCGCGCTGTTGTCGGCAAACCTGCCGGGATCTTGCGCAGTGTCCGCCGCTGATGCCTACAGACTAACGTGCGCCGTATATGCCGAGCGGGCTAAAATCAAAGCTGCGCTGGATCTGGAAAACTTCGGCGATGATGACGAACAAAACGACTAAAGCCAGGGGGCTAAAAATGAACTACCCAACAGCTAAAAACATAGCGAAAAATCTAAACCTGGACGCCGCCACAGCTCGAAAAATCCGCGCGGCGCTAAAGGATGACGACTTAAGGACAGCAAACCACCTAGGCGAGTTTTTCGGGTGGAATACTTGCCGGCTAAAAAAGACGCTGACGACTACCGCCGCGCGTGGGGGGCTGTCTTATCTTAACGCCGGCGATACTTACGCCGGTACTATCGTTTTTGACCACCTAAGCGGGCGCTACCGTGTTTGCTGCTTGGGCGATATTTTAGAAAATCCGCGCCACGCTGGCCGGTTCGAGTAGTGGCCGCCATGCTAGGGGCTGCCAGGATCTCGAAAAGGGAATTTTACAAGCGCGGGGGCCTTGCCAATCCGCGCCAATTCAGGAAAGCCACGCGCGCCGCGTGGCAATATTTCACGCTAATTTAGGGGCTAAATCATGTTGGATTTTACACTGTACAAAGTCACGCTAGGCCAGGGCAAAGCCGCGCGGACCTACTTAATTACCGCGACCGATTTAAATAACGCAGCCTTTCTAGTCACTAATGCCGAGCGCGCCCCGCTGTCTGCGGTCTCTAAAATTGTGCGCATAAAGGCAAAGCCGAAGCGCGACCGGTGCGCCGAGTTGATAGCGCGCCGGCTGGATGAATTGAGCAACTAACAGACCACATAGCCAGGGAACTAAAATGGACATTGAAAGAGCAAGACAACTAAAACCGGGCGATATTGTCCACTTTCCCGCCGATATGGGGCAGCCTGCCGGCTACGGTCGCGTTGAAGGTATAGCACACCAGACCACACCGCAAAGCACGCGCGCGGATGTCGAACTGTTTGTATCGGTGCTTGTTAGACTTCCTGGCAGCCATGCGAGCGTGTGGCCGTCGAACCGATTAGGGTAAAAAGCCAATGATTAAAAAGCTTATTGACATTTTTTTGAGTTGCGTGGTAGCATTTGACACGCAAGCCGAGCAAGCGGACCACGCAAGCCGACGCCGCCACGCGGCGCGCCTTTCCGCCGCCTGGGACCGCTATTTTTTCGATTGATAACCGAAGGATAAAAAACCATGAACGCACAAAACATTACACCTAAAAAACATTGGCAGCATGCCACAAACCCTGCGCGCCGGCTGGAATACTACAAGGCCTTAGCCGCGCACCGTGTTGAAACAGACTGGCGAAAATACCGGTGGGAAAAGCCAGCCGCGCTAATATCCGGCAAGTACGCCGTTACATGGGGCGCGGACCTCGAAAGCATTTACGTGGGCCACATGGAAGCCTGCCCCTTTCATTTTGAGGGTGAGGCGGGCGACCTAACGCGCTTGGATCATACGGGCTGGTACGCTGACCAGTACTGCGGCGAACTGGTAAAAGGCGCGGTTGTGTCTTTTCGCAATCCCCGCCGTATGTACGGCACCGACGGCGACGACAATGGCATGGATACCCATAAAGTTTATCTGGCCGCGTATTACTTCACGGCTAGCGAGGGCGGAACGATAGACTTTTCCAGCTACTACGAAACCAAACGCGATGCCGCGCGCGCCGCCGATAGGCTAGCCGAGCGCGCCGCTGAAGATAACCGGGAATTCAGCGCCAGAGATGCCGCCGAGTGCGAACAGATTGAAGCGCGCGCCGAGATACACGAATTAAACCGCGAGGGGCTGGCGCTAATAGGCGAAATTAAAAAAGCGGGGCTGTCCTATACCCCGGCTGTTTGTGACGCCATACGCTCAAAGCTGGGCGATATTTTGAGCACGCGCCGCGCTAAGTTCAAACGCCTTCAGGAACTATCAGACAATTACTGGACCGCCGTAACCGGCTATTAATCGAGGGGCATAACATGAAAACATTTGAATTTGTAATCCAGTGCATTGGCGCGGGCGAGACTGAGGCCGAAGCCTGGGCGGCGCTGAACAAGACTTCGGCGAGCCAGAGAGCGCGGAATGTATTGAAGATACGGGCGAGTTTGATAACTAGCCAAACATCCAAACGCCGCGCTTAGCGCGGCCAAACAATCGAGGGGGGTAGTTATGGACAAGACCGTAAAAACAAAAACTTTTAACACCTTCGCCGCCGCGTGGGACTGGTCTAGAGACAATGACAAAACCCGCGAATACGTAAGCCCGACTAACCAAGCCCCATTAAAATGGGTGCTAGGCTATACCGATAAACAACCGGAGCAAACACCATGCAAAAGCCGCAACACAGTCACTTAACACGCGTAACGGCGGACCAATGGGCCGACACTGTTACAAACTACCGCACGCGCGCCACCGAAGAGAATTTCAGGGGCGGCTACTCTGTAATGCTTCACTGGCAAACCGAGCCGCCTGAACACGACGGGCGGTGCGTGGGCGCGGTTCATTATTTGCCCGACAATAGCCGCGAATATTTCGCGCTAGTACTTTAATCCTATCAAGCTAAACACCTTACACCTTACAACTAACCTAATGAGCCAAACGCTATGAACGCTTTAACAATTACGCCTGCAAAAAATACCGCTAAGGGCCAATACGCCGACAAAGAAACCGTAAAAGCGTGGTCTGTTGTCGCGATGAAACCGACCGGCGACCTAGCCGAAATTATTACACTCAGATGGTACAGGGGCCGGTCTAATTCTGCCAATACCATCTATTGCAATCTTTGGCTTCGAGTCGGCACTATGAACAGCGGACACGGGGCCGCCGGTGGCGGTGGCTACTGCAAACATTCTGCCGCTTTCGATCAAGCCATGCGAAACGCCGGCATAGAGTACCCGCAAGACGTGGACGGGCGGGGCTTGAGTGCGGTGCGTAAAGCTCTGAACGACATCGCCGAGACTATGGGTTTTTATGGTTCGCTAGTAGTGGAGCATGGCTGATATGGAACGCTACCACATGAAAAAAGTATCTAAAAACGACAAAACCGGGCCAATACCCGTTAGCACGTCGCCGCGCCAATCCTGCCCCGATAGTTGCGCGTTTAAAGGGGCGGGGTGCTTTGGGGATAACTTTCCGCTTTCGATACACTGGGCCAAAGTTTCGGAGGCCAAGCGCGGCGAGGACTGGGCCGAGTTTATAAAGGCTGTTGAAACCATACGGCGCGGCCAGCTATGGCGGCACAACCAAGTCGGAGACCTGCCCAAACTTGGCGACACTGGCGACACTTTAGACGCGGCCAAGCTAGATCAACTCACAATCGCGAACAAGGGCCGCAAGGGCTTTACATATACACATTACCCGCTAACGATAGAATCGAACGCCAGGGCCATAAAATCGGCCAACCTGGGCGGCTTTACTGTCAACCTGTCGGCCAACAATCCCGCGCACGCCGATGAACTGGCGGCGGCGAACGTGGGGCCTGTGGTCACTGTTATCAGATCCGACGCGGCCAAGGTCACCCGGACGCCAGAGGGCCGTAAAATAGTTGCCTGCCTTGCCCAAACGCGCGACGGTATGACGTGCGACCGGTGCAAGCTTTGCGCCGTCGCTGACCGCGATTACATTATCGGCTTTTACCCGCACGGCGCGCGTAAAAAGCAGATCGAAAAAACCCTTTAACTTTAGCCAACCAACCGGAGCGAATAGCCATGGAAAAGCATAGATTCAATTACATAAGGGCCGTGCGCTATAAGCCGACCACTACCAGATTTCAAAAAATACGACGCTTGGCCTATTACATGTACTTGGACCTGCCTAAGCAGGAGCAAAAAGTTTACTACGATTGCCCGGACTATCCGGCATGGCGCGGGGGCTTTATAGAATCCGGGCTAAAGGATTTTAGAGGCCGAACGTATGGCGTAGTGCTGGACAGGCCACCATACGCCGGCGCGGTGGCTTTGGAATGCTTAACGCAAGCCCGAAAAGCTTACCGGCATTTTTCCTCAATACCTTGGGAGCAATTAACATGAGCCTAACAACGATAGTAATAGCGGCGCTGGTCGCCGTAGTGGTGGCGATGGTAGCCCTTACTCTGTGGGCTTTTAAACCTGGGCGACAGCATCATCAGCGGCGTTTTAAAAGGCCTTATCAAATAACTTTAGAAAGCCGCCCACCTGGGCGGCCAGGAGGAACAATGCAAGACACAAACCCTACAAAATCCCTGCGTATTAGCGTTGGGGCCTACGAAGACCTTAAGATCATAGCAAACTGGAACGACGTAAAATCGCGCAGCATAGTCGAAGCGATGGCCGCCACCTTGCTAGCTAAGCCCGATCTCCTGCTTGAGGTTGTAGGCCACGCAAGGCGCCTGGAATCGCCTAAGAAAGCCGCGCGCGATCGGGTAAGCCAGCTACCGCCTACCGCCATCAAAAAGCTTGCCTCGATGCCGGTAGAAGACTTGACGCAGAAACCGGCAACGTTCGATTTTAAATATGGCAAAAGCATAATTAAGCCTGGAGAAAATAGGCAGCTAGACAGCTACAAACTTGCGGCAAAAGAACTAGGGGTAGCGGTAAAAGCGCTTGAAAGCGAAACACTTAAGTCGGATGATGACCCATGCAAGGCGTAAAGACTAAAATTCCAACAGAGCTTCCAGAGTGGGCTAGATCTGCCAGACCTGATGCTTGTTTTAGCGCTAGAGACTTGCTGCTGTGGCTGGGAATTTCCAAAGCAACACTAGCGCGCAAGTTAAAAGAAAAACGCATACCAGAACCGGATTTTAAGAGTCAACGCGCGAATAAAATGCACGGGCATACAAACCAATGGTGCGTCGGCACTATCCGTGCCTGGATGGCCGAGCAAAACACTTAAGTCGAAACGAATTTAGCACTTGACACGCATTGAAATTGCGATCAAGATACATCCAACAAAAAGCCCCGGTGCGCGGGGTCGGATAATCCGAGTAGCGCAAACAGGCGGTTATCGGGAAGATCCAGAAACCTGGATGGCTCAGAAATGAGTCTGGCCTGTAGCAAGAAACAACGCCCGAGCTGTGCGGGCCTTATAGCGATGTAGGATGGTTTTTACTGTGTCATATTGCAGGCTCCCCATCCACTTATAGGGTTGCGTATTCTAAGTGGACCCCCTAGATGATCGGGGGTCCACCCTTTCCAAAGTCGAACACCTAAGTCGGCTTTGCAAAGGGTAAAGCCCATTTCGCCGAACACTTTAGTCGGCATCATTTTGGAGGAGATTATGGCTGCGATAGTAGATAGTGAAGAAAAGTTGTTGAGTGATTTGCTCACCGTGGACCCCGGGACGACCGTACCCAGGCCTTACCGTATACCCGAGGAAACACTTCGGGCTATGAGAGCAAAAGAATACGCCAAGGGGTCTCATGCCTCCGTTCGCGAAAAAGCCCTCGACAACTTCTTGAAGAACTCTAGCGCGGAAATAAAAGCGCGCGACAGCGAGCTTGAAACGCTGACACAAACGTCGCTTAGGTATAAATTGCTGTCGGTTTGTTTAGGGGCTTACGCCATAATGACCACGGCGTATCTGATCAGCTTAATATTTTTCAGGGCAATGTGATGGCGGACGAAGGGGATTTATCCTCAGACATTGAGGAGCAGTACAACGCTAGGGCGTTGAGACAACATGCAGGCCGACAAAAAGAGCGGCCAGAGTACGACGACGACGGGGGCAAGATCTGCATCGATTGCAGTGACGTCATACCGGCAGAACGAGCCAAGCTGGACTTTGTGGTTCGGTGTATATATTGCCAAGACGAGGAGGACAAACGTGAACGCCGAGGTATATGAGAGGATTAACACCTTAGGGTACCTGGGTCTCGGAGCGTACGCGCTGCTGGGCGTAGCCTTCTTGGCGGTACTCTATTTTGGCGGCCGAACACCACGGTCGGATGACTGATGCGCTCTAGCATCCTGACGTATATCCTGGCGGTGTTAACACCGATCGGCATGGTACTAGGGCTGACCCTGGCGTTCATCATAGCTGTGGTGGAGGTAGCATTAGAGCTTAACAATAGGCGCAGTAAGCGCAACAAGTCTTAACTTTACGGGTATAAAAATGAACAGATATAAATTGGTTTTAGCAGTGGCATTAGCTTTAGCAACAGCGCCGGCCATGGCAGGCACAGGCCCTTATGTGTCGGGAAGCTTCGTAACGACCTTTGTCGGTACGCCCAATGATGGCAGCGGGGACGCTATCATAGCCAGCAACTCTCTTGCCCTTAGGGTACCCGCCGCATTGCCAGTCAAATATTCCGGCGGTCTGACAGAGCTAGCAATAGGAGAGCAGATTAAATTCGCGTCGACAGCTACCGATGAAAACAACGTCTGTATCGCGGATTTTTTGGAGGCCCGTCCTGCGCAACAGTCGTCGGGCAATAGCAAGAATAAGGTACGCGGCGGGGAATAAGCGCCAGCCCGCCATGAAAGGCGTAAAAACTTTTAAATCGGCGTGGCTCCCACCCATAAATTTGTGGAGCCGCGCACTTATGAAGTTAGATATTCCGGAGGAGAATATGGAAACAAAAAAATTAATAGACGTCCCAGAGATGCACTGGGAAATTTACGAGGAGTGGCTTCGCTTGGGTAAACCCACGATGCAATGTAGAAGCCTCAACGGCGTTAGATGGTTAACGCTAGATACAGAGGAGCCTAGGTGGTTAACGGATCTGGAGTACCGAATATTAGCCGACCAAGATACCCACCCATATACCTCTAGGGACGCGATCCCAGAAAAGCATTTGGCGGTGTATGACGAGTGGATACGCCTTGGAAAACCCAAACTGCAATTTAGAGCCTCTGGTCCTTGGACCGACATATACACGTTTCCTGGCTGGTCCCCAGGAGTAGAGTACCGCATAGCTGAGGAGCCTTCAGCTCCGGCAAAAAAGCATATGACCGCCTCAGACCAGTACTGGTACAAACAAGGGTACCAGCAAGCGCTGAGGGACGTTCGTGAGGGCCTAGATAAAATGGTGGGGGAGCGCGATGTCTCTTGCGGATGATATTTTGGAGCAAGCCGGAGTACTGCGCCGAGGTGTTGTTACTAATAGCCCCAGAGCGCATATGGGCTGGGTATCGAACGCGCTGGATAAACTGGCTACCCAAGCGGGGGTTTTGATAGACAATAACGCTGCGCTAACGGCTACGATAGAAAGCCAAAAAGCCCACATCCATAAATTGGAGCAGTTGGCCCGACAAAGATGGTCCGATGGCCTTTTGCAAGGGCAGTCTGACGCCAAGCATTGCTTCGAGCGCGCAGCCAAACAGCGTGAAGAATACCTGGACGAAAACGAAAAGCTGACCAACATTCTGCTGGCGGTGGAGGCCGAGCGCGATGCGCTTAAAGCCAAGCTGGCAAGAGGTGTAAGCGTGGTAGCGCATATAACGGGCGATCAAGTGATGGCGGATTCCCCTCACCGATTTAATGGAGAGGCCAACGCTCTGCGGATATTCGACGAGGGGGACGGGTGAAAATTCAATACGAAAAGGGCGACGTTGTGTTTTCGAAAACGGCAAGAGGTGCGCTAATTGTAGTTGCGGTACGCAAAAAAGGCTTAACCGTTTCGAACGGCTACGGGGAGATGTTCTACTTGGGTAAACTCCAAGTAGAACCGGCGCCCCACACTTTAACAAAAGCAAAATGGCTGGAGCAAAACCTATGAAAGATTTACGCAGTTTTTTAAAATTGGCCGAACCCCCAAAGCCAGATACAAATCCTGAACCAGTCGGCAAAGTGATTTCAAACGACGGAGATTTTTTCGACGTCGAATGGAATGTTAAGCTTTTGCCTAGCCTTAAGGTTGGGACAGAGCTTTACGCCGAACTCCCCAAGCGAAGTCCCGCATTGCCTGAATTTATAGAGATGGGTGGTGACGACGAAACGGATCCGCTGGAACGTCTTAGAGCCTTTTGCTCTTTCGCTATGTCAAATCAAGATTGGCTAGACGTAGAGCCCTTCTTTAAATCTTTAGAGCAAGAGGCTTTGAGAACAGCGAACGAGGCGCTAAGGCGCGATCTCAACGATTTGAGAGCGCGCATAGCGGCGGGCATACGGTGCGCTGTAAATTTAACGGTGACGGATTTAAACGAACCGGCGAAAGCGATTCCTAATGCAACACTGCTTTTAGACGAAGTGGAGGAAAAATGAAACATTTCTATTTGATGATGGGGCTTATAACCCTGGGACTAGTAGCGATCCCTGGGGGGTCTATATGGTTTAACATGTTGTTCTCCGTTATAGGGGCTGTCGACATGTTCTTGGCTGGAGTTGGTTTTGCTAAGGATTACTACAGCAAGAGGTTCTACCTATGACTTTGGCAGAGCTTTTACGCAAACGGGACGAAGCCCGAGACAACGCCAACAAGCTTAGAAACATGGCGGACTACTTAATACGCTGCGAAGGGACTAGGCCCGACGCCAGAGTCGCAATGCTGAACTCTCATGATCTAAGCATAGAGTTCATAGGTCGGGAGGATGTTCGAGCCTTGGAAGCATTTCTAAAGGGCCGAAGAGCGTGGTGGGATGCTGTGTTCGCAGCCCTTGACGGCGCAATATCCGATATTGAGGCCAATCTACCTGTCATAGATATACCGGAAAACATCCCAGAGAGTCTCGACTAGCCACAAAAAAGCCCGCTGAAGCGGACTTTCTTTTTGCGGTACGGATTAGAGTCCCAGCAATAATTGCCGCAAAGCGACGTGAAGCTGGGCCTTCAACTCTGTCTTATACTCGTCAGTCTGCAGCACCTTACCGTCTTCGCGCTTAATCGCGCCACCACGCACTTTAGCTAGGTTGGTTTCATGCACGAGGTTCCAGGCTTTTTGCGCACCGTCTTTGCCAAGGCGGGTGATCAGATAGCCGGCCGCCACCACGATAACGTCAACCGCCTCTTTGATGTCCTGAATGTCGCCGATAGCAGCTATAAACTCATCATCGGACATGCCGTCTATGTCGGGGGATCCGGCGGCGTCAAGCTTAAACTTCTCACTGAAAGCATCAGAAAACTCCTCAGACTCTTCGGCTATGAGATTATTGTACAAGTGGAGCTGCGCCGCCCATTGCGGAGCAGATACGCCGTCCTTCAAAAATATCGCGGCTTGATCGGCCTGTTCCATAAAATCAAATTGATCTTCAAAAATACTCACTTTCTTTCCTCCAATGTATTACGCCACTCTTCGTCCACCTGTTCGGTGTTCCAGGCCAGTGACATTCCGCCTTTATTAAGCCAACTGGTAGCACCAGCAGACGGCTTATTTTCATGCCAAAAGACCCTACCATCACGGTCTTTGGCGTTGTACCTTGCCCACACCGGGGCTGCTTTCCAGTCAATCACTTGAACATCTCCAATACCCACAGCGCGAAATAGTCGAATAGCGATGACGGAGGGGGTGGAAATATCGCGCACATACTCGGCCTTGGCCGCTCTGTACCCGTCGTTATAGTACGGGTCGAAACTCAACCCACTACCAAACTCCGCCCTGTTTCCGTACCCATTTTTAAAATCGTTGTACCCCTGTTGGAAGTACGTGCGTTTTCGCTGTGACGTCTTACTCATTTAATCCTCCTCGGGATCGGGATCGCGGTGGCCCAGCGCTACTGCGTCAGCGATGCGCTGGGTGATAATACCTTTTGCTGCTTCCAAGCTCATTTTGCAGCCGTTAACGCGCTTGGCCCAAATGCTGTGGCGGTGCCTGTTAACGCGCACTCTGGCCAGGGCCGCATAACCCATCTGCGCTAGCAGAGATTGCAGCTTACGCGGGTGATCTATCTTTATGCCGGATAGCGGGGTAGACAACCGGGACATAAGAGAGTCGAACAAAATGACTTCTGGGCAATACTCCGCCGCGTCATCATCCTCCAGAATTTCCGCTATGCGCGCGCAGGTATCGTCGGCGACGATATTTATGATCTGCATTTTGGTTTCTGTCATGGGCGCTTCGCCATCAGGATCAAAGTCTTCGTGCCAAGGCAAGTCGACCAGCCAGCGTAAAATAGAGCCTGTATGCTCGCGCAAAGCGCGAAATAAAATTTTAAAATAGTCTTTGCCCAGAGCATCTTTTGCAACCCTAGACTGCAGCGCGTAGAACCGGCGGTCGCCGTCCTCAAGTGGCGCACCGTCCAGGTAATTGGAAGTCGCGAAATAGTTCATCGTGTTGGGGATCGTCACCGACTCTTTAAAAAGCTTTCTGCACGGCACGACATCGTTGGTGATGTAAGGCTTGAGAGCGTTCATCGCGTCATAGCGGTTATGTCCGTGCCATTTCAACTCTTCGATAAAACCGAAGCTGGCGCCCTCCGCCCAGCCAGATTGCCCGGACTGCGCGGAGTTTATGATCAGGGACGACGAAATTGTTTTGCAGTTGGTGTGGCCTATGGCGGAGTTCATAAATTCGTTGAAAACCGATTTACCATCACCGACGACACCGATCAGCAACGGCGCCCACCGGATCTTCCTAGGGGGCTGCCCAGCGGCTACGGCGAACCAGTTGCACAGGATCTGCGCTTCACGGTTCCATCCCCCGCAAATGCTCTCGACGTGGAATTTGAAAACGTCTACAGCAGCTTGGTTCTCTACCTGATTAGGTACCACGGCCCGATGCAAGGTGTTGCAGGTGTTGACGCAATCCACACCCTGAAACTTGAAGATCTTATCGCAAGCCGGCATGTACATGGATCGCATGACTTTAGGTATAAGGTTATTGTCCAATACATATCGCACGGCATCTTTTGAACCGTCATCATCTTGTACTTCCGACGAAAAGTGGTTGCGAAAACTGCCGGCAGAAATAACCGAGCGCAAATGGACGTTAAAAAATGTCTCCTCTTCCGACACCCACACCCAACCTCTAGCCCACTCCGGTGTCTTAGGATCGTCAACGCTGCAAACTGTACCGGCATCGTCAATATCTTTGCCCCTGCGCTGTTTCATAGCGCGCGAAGCCTCGGCCCGTGTCAGCTTTTTGCCGGGTTTCAAATCCGCATAGCGAAGCATCAGAGAGTCGACAAGCTCTTTCTCGACAGAGAGATTGCCCTTGGCTAGGTACCCCAATTTAGGGGCTATCTCATCCAACAGCAAATTCGCATCTAGGCAGCGATCAAGGAGCGTTTGGCCCTTGGCTATGCAATCGGTAAAGACAGCAGACTTCTCTGCTTGTTCGCGCACAGCTTGCGCCTGGATGAGCGTTTTGAAAGTGAGCTCAGGGCCACCGGTACGCTTTCCAAAATTAGACCACGCCGCAGCAACGTCATCGTACCCTTGGTAGTTCCTGACGTCTTGTGACCACGAGTCGAAAAGATACAGACCTTCATCGCTACCACGAAACTGGTGGTGCAGGATCATGCCGACGTCGCGCCACTCAGAGTAATTCTGGTCGCCGGGAGTCGGAAGGTACTGCGCCGCATTCAGCAAGGTGATATCTGGCAAGGGCTCACTCAAGCCTATCTCAGCGTAGTCAGCCTTGGCCAAGGTAGCACTCGATTTTGTAGTCGAGGCTTTAGCTGGGAGAGCCGCATTCGGATCCGCTTTAAAGGCTTCCAAAACCTCCGCAGCCGTATAAGGCCTACTGTCTGATGCTCGAATAAGTTTGACCTTATGCACGGCACCCTTGCAATGGTAAAACCCCGGCACACGCAGCACACGCGCCAAATCCTTGGCATTTGGGTCTGACCCATACTGCGCAACCAAGATGTTTTGAACTTGCTGGTGTTGATCGGGCGTCAAACCGTTGACCAAGAAAATCTTGTGGTACTTTCCGGGTGACGTTTCGGTAATGATGTGTGGTTCGAGCGGGGTTTTAATGCCTAAGCCCGAATCGTCCTCTACCCAAACCGCGCGGACCTTGACAATATTTGACAGTTTCCGACCTTCGCCGTCGGTTTCATTAATCGTTACAAAAATCCCCGCGCGCTGGGCGTTAAGCCTAGTGAGAGCTGTCTTGCAGCCGTCCAGGGTGTCGTGCAGGATAGAGGCCAACCGGGCTTCTTTTCGCCCCTTGACGTCGTCGAACGTCTGAAAAGTAAACCCGTCAGGGCGGTCGTCCAACAAGGATCGAAAATCCGCTTCGGGGTCAAGAGTTTTAAGAAACCTCTCTGCCTGTTTTAAATCGGGTGGTATCTCTGCCATGGGCGGACCGTTATTTTTATTATCGCCAAAAAATCCCGGATGACCGGGCGTACTGTAATGCGGTCAGCGATTACTTGTGGTCGTCGGTGTCGACGCTACTCACAAAGCTTTTGAAATAATCGCATTTAGCACAGGCTGGGCACATGTCGGCACGAGTCAACGCCGCAGGAGCTCCAGGCACAGTATTAGCAATAGTCAAAGTAGCGGATTCCACTTCGCCTGCTTTTTCCGCAGAACACTGCCGGCGACCTACGGCCCACTGTCTAAACATGGCGTCCGACGTTTTGGCGAGGGTGGCAAGATGCTTGCGCGCTAATGGCGAGGCCGCGTCTAACCAACGTGAAAAGGCTTTATTTGGTGTGAGTTTGTCAGATTTCAAAATGTTTTCCTCCATAGAAATGGTGCAGAAGCTACACCTTCATCGCGTAAATAGCAAGAATTAATTTAGCACTTGACACGCCTAATTTTCGGCTGTATATTTCCTCTCGACCAGTTGGTAATCCCACTGGCTTTTTCTTTTTCAATAAGGAGGATATATGTCCCTAGAACAAGTATTGGCGGACCAAACAGCCGCCATCAGAGAGCAGACTGCTGCAATAACAAAGCTGACAACCGCATTTGCCGTGGTCGCCGCCCAGAGTTCTGGCATCACCGTCCCTGCGGTGCTGTTAGATACGACAGCTACCAGCAGTGTAGCAGGCGAAGCTGCCACCGCTACCCCAAGACCTAATCCGGCGGCCGATACCCGCGAGCCTGCAAAAACCCGCCGCCAAAAGCATTCGGAATTTGAGGTGCCTGTTGTGCCAGAAGACAACAAGCCTGAGCCAGAAGCGGTTTCGGTATTGCCTGAAGGCGAGCGTACCCTGGAATTTTACGCTGAGCACGTAAAACCCGTCTTGGTTGCTTTGGGCCGGTTGGACAAAGAAGTGCTACGTGAAGTGCTTAAAAAATTCGGCGCCGAAAAAGGCGACCAAACAAAACCGGAAGACTGGGACGCGGTTGTCATCGCGGCCAAGGCGTTGGCTGAAGAAGTCGTCGAGCGCAACAAGCGTTTGGAAGCTGAAGCAGCGGCTGAAGCAGCGGCTGAAGAGCTAGCGTAATCATTACCCCGGTCGGGGTATCCCGACCTTTTAGGAGGAGTCATGGCTGTAGAACTTGAACAGCACCATAGATACTCGGCATCAGGATCCGAAGGGTGGCTCAACTGCCCAGGTAAGATTGCTATGGAGGACGGGATACCGGACACCTATAGTCCCTGGGCCGATGAGGGTTCGGTAGCGCATTTTATAGGCGCGCTGTGCCTGGAAAAAGGCGTAAGCCCTTCGGAGTACCTTGATAGAGCGGTTATTTGCTGGGAGAAACCAGGAGAGCGGGACGGACAGGTATTTGCGGGGGAGAAATTGCCGGCAGGCGCCAAAGAGCGGTCACGCTGGACTGTCGATGAGGAGATGGTAACCAACCTAATCGTGTATGTCGGAAACGTCCTAGCGGATGTTACGGAGGGCGGAGAGCTACTTGTCGAACAACGGGTATCTTTTGGCAGTGCGATAGGCGTGAAAGGCGCTTTCGGCACCTCGGACGCCATCATCGTCTACGACGGAAAAGAAGACATCTTTGTAAAAGATCTTAAATATGGCCGCAAGCCGGTAAGCCCGACCCATAACTCACAAGGCATGCTGTACGCCCTGGGGGTCTTGGAGGATTACGGGATGATGTACGACCTGGACAAAGTTAAAAGGGTGTGGATCCAAATTATCCAACCCCGTATTAACTCCGCCCAAAACTGGGTGACAAGCCCAGAGGATTTGGCGGCGTTTGCCCAGACCTGCAAAGCCGCGATCGTAGTTGCAGAAGAGGCCATTTCAACCATGGACGTGCCAAACCAATGGTACGACACCAAGGAAGAATGGCAGGCCCAGTACCTGAAGTATTCGGAGAAAGGCTGTACGTGGTGTAAAGCGAAGGGCGGATGCCCAGAGTTCGCCAGAAATTCGGTTGAGACCGTATTAAAAGCCCTGCCGGCTACGGTAGATGGTCTGGACGATCTTGATGCTGAATACACGGTAGAGTCCGTGACAAGCGCGCAAACCTTGGCGCTACCTCAGGAGACATTCGAGTCGGTGCTTATTAAGGCCACAAAGAACATCCACATGCTCGATTTGGACACGCTGACCAAGCTCTACAAAGCGTCTGCGCTGTTCGACGAGTTCCGGGACGCTGTAGCCCAACGACTACACTTTGAGCTGATGAATGGCGCGACGCATCCGGATTTTAAACTGGTCCGTGGTCGGGCCGGCAACCGGAAATGGTCTAGCCCCGAAGAGGCGGAAGAAACATTGAAATCGATGCGTTTAAAAGTCGATGAGATGTATACGAAAAAGGTGATAAGTCCCTCGACCGCTGAAAAGCTGTTGGCAAAGACTTCACCAAAAAAATGGTCACGCGCCGAGGCGTTGATCGTACGGGAAGAGGGCAAAATTACAATAGCCCCCGCCGACGACAAACGCGATGCGTATGTGCCCGTCGCAGTACTGGAGGGTCTTCCCGATCTTCCAGAGATAGAGTCAGCCTCCGCTGATGACGATTTAGACGATCTCGTTTAAAAAACACTAATCCAAATTTGGAGATATAAAATGGCCAGCGAAAGAATCATATTGAAAGAAGTAATTTTGTCATTCCCGCAACAATTGTGGGTTCCCGGCAAACCCCCAACCGCCACTGCGGATGCGCCTCTGAAGTATTCATGCCAGTTCGTCATGGACGCAGACGGCGAAATGAAGAAACTGGTAGAGGCGGCGATAAAACGTGTCGCAAAAGCCGCTTGGGAAAAAGATTGGGACAAAATATTGAACTCAATCGAAGGCAACGCCAACCGTATGTGCTTCATCGACGGCAACAAACGGATCGGCTGGAAGGGCTACGAAAACCGGTGGGGTATTAGTGCAGGCCGCCGCGAAGCTGACGGCCCTCCAGCGCTGGTGGACCGCCGTAAAATGCCCGTAACCCAGGCACAAGGCTTGTTGTACGGTGGCGCTGTAGTCAACGCTATTATCGACATTTTCTCGTACGAGAAACCCGGTCGCGGTATTTCTGCAGGCCTGTCTACCGTTCAATTCGTCAAACACGGTGAGTCCTTTGGCGGCGCCTCAGCGGCTACTACCGACGGTCTGGACGACCTGGGCTTCGGCGACGAAGAGGAAGATATGGACGATTTGGCGTAAGTCGCCTAGATAGTGTGTCCCGGCCCCAGGCCGGGATGCTTTTTACCTTTTGGAGGAATATTTTATGTTAGCAACAATAATTTTTGCCGTGCTCGGCGTTCTAGCAACTGCTGCAGGGTGCATATTTGCAGCATTGTTTTTCAGACGGATCGTACCGACCAACAGGGTCCCCATTGTTCAGTCTGCTAAGCAAACGACGGCATACGGTAAAGACAAGCCGGCCGGTAATAGCTACTTTGAATGGCCAGCGTTCCTGCCGTTCATCGGGGTGTCTGTCACCACGTTTCCAGAGTCTATTTTCCAAGTAACTCTGAAGGACTACCCAGCGTACGACGCCGCCCGATTACCATTTGAAGTCGACGTAGCCGCGTTTTTCAAGGTCCAGGACGCCGCTATGGTGGCGCAGCGCGTAGCCTCGTTTATCGAACTTAACTCGCAGCTCTTACAAGTACTGCAGGGCGCTGTCCGTCGAATCCTGGCGACATGTTTACAACAGGCGGCGGTACCAACTAACCGGCATGTCGGCGGCCTTGGCCAAAACCGACCAGGGTAAGGAAATGCTGGACAGCTTAAACAAACGCATAAAAGGCGATGCGTAGCACTTGACACGTAAGTAGAGCCTGCTGTATATTGCAGTCTCGTTACTAATTTCTCGGAGGAGAAAAACATGAAAAAACTTGGAATATACCTTAAGCGCACGGCTGTTATATTGATCGTATGGATCATAGTAATTCCGGTAGCCGCAGTAAAGTCCGCGTGGATTATACTGAACGGGGAAGTGGACGACGAATCTTTTAGACAGATTGTTGATCGAATTTTAGCGGCTTTGGAGGATTAATGTCTCACCTCCCCGCCTGCCCTTATTGCGGCAAAATGTCGGTCCAGGTCTCTGGCCGTGAGATTTACCCCCACCGGCCCGATCTGTTTTCAAAAGTTTTTTACCGCTGCGCGCCTTGCGATGCCTACGTAGGTTGCCATCCTGCCACAGATAAGCCGATGGGGCGGTTGGCCAACGCTGAGCTGCGTGCGGCAAAGCTGAACGCTCACCGAGCCTTCGACCCCTTGTGGAGGTCTGGCGGTAAAACCCGACGCTCGGCCTACACATGGCTTAGCAAAAAACTGGGTATACCTCAAGAGGAATGCCACATCGGCATGTTTGATATTGATACCTGCCGAAAAGTGGTATCCGTCTGTAACACCATAGGACTTTGATATGAGCGCACCCACACAAATACAAGTACAAGCATTGCTCGCGGATATAGAGCGCCGGTTCGAGGCTAAACTCCAGGCCAAAACAGGTTGGGGGAGAAACGAGGTCATGGAGGTTTTCAGAGCTTCCGTATTGGAGGCGGTAGTAGCTTTAATGACTTTGGATTTTTAATGTATCTGAAGCCTATACCCCCAGCAAAAGTATTAAGGTCGTATTTAAAATACGACCCAATATCTGGAAAGCTTATACGGCTAACAGGCTCTAAAGCCGGAAAAGAAACCGGTAGTTTGAATCCCGATGGGTACGTGTACGTTAGGTTAGCGGGAAAACAGTACATTGCGCATAGGATAATTTGGAAAATAGTTACCGGTAAAGACCCAGTAGCGTACCTAGACCACATAGATAAGAACAGAAGCAACAACAGGTGGGATAATTTGCGCGAAGCTTCATTATCGGATAACGCGAAAAATACAAAAATACGGGCGGACAATACTTCTGGAGTTAGGGGCGCTAGGTGGCATAAAGCAGCAGGTAAATTTGTAGCGGAAATAAGTGTTAATGGCGCACGAAAGCATTTAGGAGTTTTTGAAACCCTAGAGCAAGCAGCTGAAGCTTACGATGAGGCCACTAAAATTTTTCACGGGGAGTTCTCGTATTTGATAGGGCTAGAAGAATAATGTCAGAAAGAATAAACGTTTTTGCCGATACTGAGACTTGCTCAGAGTGCGATCTGAAGAAGCACGGCACCCATCGGTACGCTTCCCACAGCTCAACGCGAATACAGTTATTCTCGTACGCTTTTGACGATGGCCCGGTCAAACTGTGGTCGCCAGAGGACGGAGAGCCCATGCCGGCTGATCTTAAAGCTGCATTTGAAAATCCAAATTGCGTATTCTGGTTCCACAATGCGTGGTTCGATAGGCTGTTGATAGAGAACACCTTGGGCATAATACTGCCCATCGAGCGCTATCGGTGCGTGATGGCGCTGGCGCTATCACACGCTCTGCCAGCAGGGCTTGAGCGCTTGGGCGAGGTGTTGGGGCTTTCCCAAGACCTGCAAAAGGTCAAAGACGGCAAACGTCTGGTGCTCAAGTTTTGCAAACCCCGTAAATCTAAAAAAGGGGATCTATCCTGGAGTACTCCGAAGACCGACCCCGAAGACTGGGCGCGGTATAAAGAGTATTGCGTGATAGACACAGCATCAATGCGCGCTTGCGCAAAAAAGATCCCGCGATGGAATTACAAAGGGAGCGAGCTGGAACTATGGTTTCTTGATCAGAACGTCAATTCGCGCGGGATGTACATCGACCTGGACTTTGTCGACGCCGCCGTAACTACCATTTCCGAGAACCAAAAGATTCTGGCAGCCAAAACCGTTGATCTGACCGACGGCGAAGTGCAGGCCGCGTCCCAGCGGGACGCAATGATGCTGCACTTTATGAAGCAGTACGGCTACGACATGCCTGACCTGCGTAAAACAACAATCGAAAGCTTGCTCGAAAACGACGACAACATGCCGCCAGTCATGCGTGAATTGTTGTTGATCAGATTAAGCACTAGCACAACGTCTACCGCCAAATATCAGAAAATCGCTAACGTCACTAGCTTAGATAGTAGGGTGAGGGGGACCATACAGTTTGCGGGAGCCTCTAGGACTCTCAGAGACTGTTTAGCGGAAGGGTCTTTAGTACTGGTGCTATCCCCGGACGGTATTATCCATGAGAAACCCATTCAAAACGTGGAGATATCCGATCTGGTATTTGACGGTGAGGATTGGGTGGCCCATGAAGGCGTTATAAATAAAGGGGTTTGCGAGGTTATATCTTGGGATGGCGTTTGCGCTACACCAGATCATGTAGTATATTTAGAGGATGGAACCTCATGCAGTTTAGAGGAAGCTAAATACAACCAAAGACTATTATGGAAACCGAATCTGCCGCAACAAAATACGAGATATACAAGATAACTCTTCCTGGAGTGTCTAGTTACATAGGCCTGACAAAAATAGGCGTTAATGAGAGGTGGAAGCAACATTTAAAGGTTGCTAAGAGAAAACCCACGCACCCTTTATACGCAGCCATAAACGCCAACTCTGAGGAAGATTTCGAGGTATCCGTCCTGGCTACTTGCGAGACTAAGGAGGAAGCTTCAAAGTTAGAAGTGTCGATAATAGCCGAGCACGGGCTGGCTAACCTATTCAACATATCCCCGGGAGGGGACTACGACATGTTGATAGCGGGTAAGTGTTTCTGGGAGCATATGTACAAAAACCCAGAAGCCCGAAAAGCTTACATAGCTAAATTGTGCGTAGCGCAGAAGAGTCGCCCGAAGGAAGCCCACGCACATCTTTACCCTGCCTCAGTGAAATGGAGGAAGGATAATCCTAAATTGGCGTACAAACTGGCTTTGCGTGGCGTAAGAGTGGCGGCTAAAGCTAACACCACCACAGGAGTCAATAGCGCTTTGCGCGATGCAAAGGCCGCTAAGCCCCTAAAAGAAAAACTTCTCGAAAAACATAAATCAAAATTTTTAGTAAAGTCCCGAGCCGTTTCGGCCGTGTGGGCTTCTAGGTCAGAAGACGAGCGAAAAGAACTCGCGGCTAAAATATCGGGGTCGGTAAAAAAGCTATACGATGACCCCTCCATCAAGGGGAAAAATGAACAGCAATTGCAGTTGGCCAGAGCCAGCATAGATAGGACCGTACAGGTGGCGGCGGCAAAAGCCGGAATCAAGAAGTACTGGGATGATTTAAAGAGTGATCCGGTACGATATGCGGCTGAGATGGCCAAACGTAAAGCGTCGGCAGAGGCCAAAAAGCGATGAAAGTGCCAGTATACGATGTAGTGAATACCGGACCTAACCATAGGTTTATGGTGGATGGGGCCGTCGTATCTAATTGCGGCCGGATGGTACAGCCGCAAAATTTTCCAAGGCCGACGCTCCCGCGTAAGATCATAGAGCACGGGCTGGAGATCATAAAAAAGTACCACTTCGAAGGGGCCCAAGACGTCTTCAACATGTGCAACATAGACAGCATGGAGCTTTGCAGCTCCGCGCTCAGGTACTCGATCTGCGCAGCCCCGGGCAACAAGCTCGTGATCGCTGACTTGGCAAACATCGAGGGGCGAGTACTCGCCTATTTGGCCGGAGAAACCTGGAAACTGGCGGCCTTCAAAGAGTACGACACCTTCGTCTACGACCTTGAGGGTAATAAGGTTTTGGACAAAAAAGGGGAGCCCGTTAGGGAAGGTCCAGACCTGTATAAAGCCGCGTATGCCAAAGCTTTTGACATTACCCCAGACGAAGTTACAAAAGACCAAAGGCAAGTCGGAAAAGTATTGGAATTAGCGTGTTTCGCCCCTGATACCCAAGTGTTGACCGATTCAGGATATAAAGGCATCGTGGACGTTTCTATATCCGATAAAGTTTGGGATGGTACAGCATGGGTAAAACATCTAGGGGTAGTTCAGAAGGGAATGCGGGAGACAATAAATCTGGACGGAGTATATGTGACGGAGGATCACCTCGTAATGGTGGGGCCGTCTTGGGTAGAAGCGAAAAAGGTACTTTCCAGCGAAAACATCCTGCACCTAGCATTGGAGATAGGTTCGGAGAACTTACCGTTACAGGGTTCGAATGGGGTGAAGCCGGGGGACTGCGTTTCGTCAAAGTTCAGTGCTCTTGTGGGGCTCCGGAACATACAGTCTACCTATATAATCTGCATAAAGGGCGTAGTACGCGGTGTAACTCTTGCGCAAAACAGGTATCGAAATACTGGCAGAAGAATTATTCAAACTATGCAGACCTCGTGGAAGACGTCAAAATTAGAAGAAGCCTGCTGCACAGAATTGCGGCCTGCCTTAACAGATGTCTTAACCCTAAAGATTCCGGATATCACAACTACGGTGGAAGGGGCATATCGGTCCATAAAGGTTGGGAAAACGATAGACGAGCTTTTCTCGCGCACCTTATCACTTTGCCTGGGTGGGACGATCCAACTTTGGAGATGGATAGGACCGATGTTAACGGGAATTATGAGCCCGGAAACATACGGTTTATCACCAAACAAAAAAACCAAGATAACCGCAGAAAGGTCTACGACCTGCAGACCCACATCATTTACCTTGAAGCCTGTTTACGACATTGCACATGCGGGTGCGAACAACAGGTTCACGATAAAAACTGATTCAGGGCATTTGATAGTTCATAACTGCGGGTATGGCGGTGGGGTGGGCGCTGTTGCTACGTTCGCTACTGGATTCGGAATAGACCTAAGCTACCTTGCTGATAGAGTGCGGCCTTCTGTACCAGAAGGTACGCGGGTAGATGCCGAAAAATTCTATAAATGGCTTAACGACCAGGATATACGCGCAGCTAAAATATCCGCGAAAAGAATTGGCCGACCTGAAGCCTACTGGGAGTATTACAAACCTATTAGAACTAGAGAGTTACCCGAACCTGTTTTCGTAGCCATAGATTGTCTAAAGCGACTTTGGCGCGCTGGGCATCCGAACATAGTGACGTTCTGGAAAGATACCGAAGAGGCTGTTCGCGCCGCTATAGTTATCCCTAAACAGAAGTTTTATTTCGGAAATGGGCTGTACGCTATTAAATCTGGTAATTGGGTTCGTATAGTGCTCCCTTCCGGACACAATATCTGCTACCCAGCGATGGAAGTTTATGCGGGGATAGAAAAATCTATTAAGAGGGTCGCAGACGCGGACGACGATTCTGACGAAACAGACGACATAAATACCGGTAAGTTAAGATTTAGAGGTATCGGACAATTCACCAAAAAATGGGAATGGATATATACCGCAGGCCCAAAAATCGTAGAAAACTGTGTGCAAGCTTTTGCCAGGGACATATTTAAGTTTGGCCAATTAAACGCAGAGCGCGCCGGGTACCCAGTCGTGCTGCCGGTGCACGACGAGAACGTCACCGAAACTCCAGACTCCCCCCGGTACACGGTACACGAGCTGGAACAAATTATGGCGACAAACCCTCCGTGGGCGCCAGACATTCCTCTTGCCGCAGAAGGGTTTGAGAGTTATCGCTACAGAAAATAACTTGACACTGCGTGTCAAGTGCTTCACAATTCGCCCGTACGCTATTTAACGCTCGGAGGAGAGCTACCATGTCAAAAATATATCAGACCCCACCTTTGTAGAAGAGATGAAGGCCGATGAAGAGATTTCCCAAACCCGCTTAAACATTAAAATTAAAAAGGTGAAAATATGAGTAAAGATACTTTAGTGCTGTACCACGGCAACTGCTTGGACGGCTTTGGGGCGGCGTACGCTGCGTGGCGAGTGTTTAAAGAGGAGGCCGACTATATACCGGTGCAATACGGCCAGGATCCCCCTGAAGTGACGGGGGAAACAAGTGTTCATTCTGGACTTTTCCTACAAGCGCGACGTGTTGATGGGTATGTACCACAGCGCAAAATTTCTCACCGTCATCGACCACCACAAAACAGCGAAAGAGGATCTGGAGGGCTTGGACTTTGCGCGGTTCGATATGGAAAAGTCAGGGTGCGGTATGGCTTGGGAGTACTTTCATACTCACACCAGAATGCCAGAGCTTCTGTTCCATATACAAGATCGGGATCTGTGGAAGTTTGAATCTCCCCTGACAAGACCGTTCTGCACCGCTTTGCGAGATTCCGTACCTATGGAGTTTGGTGCCTGGGATCTTATAGCCAACGACGATTACCTGCAGGGTAGGGTATTTAGGCTTATAGAGCTGGGGCAAACACTGTGCGCTATTTTCGATAAAGAAGTGGCTGACTTGGCTAAATACGCTTTCGAAATCACCATAAAAGGCTTTAGCGGAAAAGCAGTGAACGCTCCGGCTAAGTACGCCTCCGAATTGGGGAACCTGCTGGCGCAGGAAAGCCCTTTCGGTATGACCTATTACTACGACGGCGCTTCCGCGCGTATTAACTGCTCGCTGCGTTCAGTTGGCGATTTTGACGTGTCCCACATAGCCAAGTTGATGGGTGGCGGCGGACATAAAAACGCCGCTGGCTTTTCTTTTGCGGCGCCCGCTAAAAACCATAGCCTAGGGTGGAAACACCCGGGGTATTAAGCATTTTGAAGATCTAAAACGCATTTTAGGAGTGCACCCAAGTGATTGAGATATCGATATTTGACGTTGAAGAGAGCCGCCTTAATCTTCGGATAGGCGTTTTGCAGAAAATGCGCAAAGAAGACTTTGACCATGTCGAAGATTGCGACCGCCGCATATTCGACCTTAAAAAGTCATTGCGACTTTTGCGCGAAGCTAAGGCTGAAGCGGATTTCGTGTATTACTGCCGGCATGGGAGGTTTCCGGTATGACGTTCGAGCTGATAAAAAACGATATAGGTGAGCTGACTATAGCGCAGCTAAAAAGCCTGCCATTGGCCGATCAGATACTCCTGCGCGCTTTGGTGCTACGCGAAACCGTGGACATCGAAACCTTTAGGGATGAGCTGACCGAAAAATTGCAATACCTCTCCTTCTTAGAGGCGACGATTACCACAGTTTCCGCGTGGACTAAGAAAGAGCAGGGGTTCAGGTACTATTGCCGCCACGGGAGGTTTCCAGATGAGGATTAGCGCTATCGTGGCCACCGATCCGGGGCGAGTAATAGGGGTAGGCACTAGCATGCCTTGGCATATACCAGACGACCTGAAAAAGTTTAAAGCGCTGACTATGGGTAAGCCGGTAATTATGGGTCGAAAAACCCACGAAGCTATCGGTCGGGTATTGCCTGGAAGGCCTAATATTGTGCTGTCTACGGGCTACGGCGAAGGCTTATTGGTCAGCAATTCAGATTTCGGGCTTATTGAGTCGAACAGCCTTATTGCGGTGCTTGAGTACTTCGAGACTAGGCGGTACGAAGAGGTGTTCATCATAGGCGGAGAAGAGGTTTTCGACTTGGCAAAAGACATCATTTCTCGCATATACATGTCCGTCGTGCGCGTACCGGTTAAGCTTTCTGGGAAAGAGCCTGTAGCCAAATGGCCGATAGAATGCCCAGGCCCGCTGTGGTCGTTGATCGAACACGACCAGTCCCACAAAGATTTTGTATCGTTAGTATTCGAGAGGAGGATAGACCATGTCACATCTTAAACGCTTCAATTTGGGGTTTAGCATCATAGGCCCTCGCGAGTATTGCACCAGCGGGCGTTACGTCGAGGCCGACGAGGCTACTCGGCGCGAGCTTTTGTTGGAGGAGGGCTTAAAGGGTTCAAGTGAAATGTGTGAACATTGGCACCAAGAAGCGCTGAATCAAGATAAAGAAAACCGCGAATTGCGGCAAGAGCTTAGGGAGTTAAAAGCGCTACTTGCGTACCAAACTAGCCGCGCCAGACGCTTCACTTTGGCCTTTAATAGCTTAGTGATAATGATAGGCGCAGCGGTATCGCTGTGGGTGGTGGAGCGACTATGAAACAGTACTTATCACTGCTAGAGGAGCTGCTAAATCACGGCGTACAAAGCACGGATCGCACGGGTGTCGGCACTTTGCGGAAGGCCGGACACATGATGCGCTTCGATCTGGCCGAAGGGTTTCCGCTGGTGACCACCAAGAAGTTGCATTTAAGGTCGATAATACATGAGCTTTTGTGGTTTTTACGCGGGGATACAAACGTCAGGTACCTGCAAGAAAACGGTGTGGGTATCTGGGACGAGTGGGTCGACGAAGAGGGTAACCTGGGGCCGGTGTACGGTATGCAGTGGCGTAAATGGGAGTACCCCTCAGGGTTTGGGAACATGCTGCACATAGACCAAATACAAAACGCTGTCGACAAATTGCGCACATCGCCAGACGACCGGGGCATCATAGTCACGGCCTGGAACCCTGCCGATCTGCCAAAGATGGCCCTAAGGCCTTGCCACTGTCTGTTTCAACTGTTGGTGATAGACGGTAGACTTAGCCTGCAGCTTACACAGAGGTCGTGTGATTCTTTCCTCGGCGTCCCATACAACATAGCCAGCTATGCGTTCCTGACGCATATGTTTGCCCAGCAAGCGGATTTAGAGGTTGGGGAGCTGATCTGGGTAGGGGGTGACGTGCATCTTTACAAAAACCATGTGTCTCAGGCAGAAATGCAGATAGCTAGGACGCCTAAAAAGCTGCCACGCCTTAAATTGCGCAAAGCAGAATCGATGTTCGATTACAAGTTTGAGGATTTTGAAATTGTTGACTATGTAGCGTGGCCGGCAATATCGGCACCGGTAGCAGTCTAATTAGTGCCACATGTAGGCGTGGCATAAGCCTAACCCGCAGTAGATGATTATAAGATAGCCTCCGCAGAATGCTGCGAAGGCTATTATGTACTTCAGAACGTCCAAAGTTTACGCAACAGGAACGTCTACCGGTACATTGGCGGGCACGATAGCCGCCAAGGTTTTTGCAGAAGTTGCGATTTGGGCGGTTACTTCTTGGATACCTGCGATGATCGCATTGGTTTCTTCCAAAGTAGGAGCGTCCAGAGCTTGTTGCAGCAATACGTTGATGTGGTCAGTTTGACCTTTTACCAAAGCGGCTACGGAATCGACAACAGTGTCGATATCGGTAACTTTAGCTGCTAACTCGGCGAACGCCACGTTGTAATCGTCTACGAATTTTGACATTTTAAACTCCAATGATTTAAGGACTTTTAGCGTTTCCCCGAGGGGGGCTAAAAGCGATATTACTTCGAGAAGCTGTTTAGGCTCACCGAATGAAATACGGATTTCCATGGGACATCCTACTACCGACGACAATATCTATCTTTTTTCCGCCGCCGTCGGAATTCAGCGGAATAGCACAAAAGTACAGTATGAGGGGGTAACATGACATTAGTAGGTCTGCTTGTCAACATGCCTGCAGAAGACCGCAAAGAGATCTTCGACGCAATACAGGAAGCCGACATTGCAAGGTTGTCTGGCAACAAAAAATGGAGAGGGGTGTTTAAACAGAAATGGCTTGTGGCTAAAGGGAAAAAGCGTAAAATATACTCCGCGCTTTTTAAAGAAAAATCACCAAAAGCGCTGGATAGCGCGTGGGAAAAGGCAGATTAAATCATGGTTAAAGTTCAAATTGATGTCTCGAGATGTCGAGATTGCCCGTTCGCTACCAACAGTAGCCTGTTGCACGCCGACCCCTTCACCAGCGAGCCCGTAAATACCGTTTGGTACTGTAAAAGAATACAGCCCTGGCGGGTAATTAGGGAGCCTGAAAAAGTGGCGGGTTTCTGCCCGGAGAAGATATGACTAGGCATTTACCCAACGACGATTGCCGGTGTTACGGTAACGGCTGCGAGCAGCGGCTAGGCTGCCTTAGATGTACCGTCATAGCCTACGACAACCCCACCGCTTGGATATCCTATTCCGGGAATCTAAATGTTGGGGGGGG